GCCATTGCAGCGCGGTCGAGATCATCAGCGAACGTCTCGACGACCAGCGCCTGAACCTGCGCACGACGCTGGTCCTGGCCAACGGTGAACGCCTGGACATCAACCCCGATAACAGTTGGCAGGTGACCTATGCCCTTTGATACCCCTTCGCTGCCGGTGCTGATCAAGCGCACCCAAAGCGACCTGGCCAGCGATGCGCTGCGCCAGTCCGATGCGCAAGTGCTGGCCCGCGCCCTCGGTGGCGCCGCCTATGGCCTCTACGGCTACCTGGACTGGATCGCCGATCAGATCCTGCCGGACAAGGCCGACGAGTCGACCCTGGAACGCATCGCCGCGCTGCGCCTCAACCAGCCGCGCAAGGCCGCCCAGGCGGCCAGCGGTTCGGTGAGTTTCAGCGCCGCGGCAGGCGCGGTGCTGGACGTCGATACCCTGCTGCAGGCCAGTGACGGCCGCACCTACAAAGTCACCGCCGCCCGCACCACCAGCGCCGGCAACAACAGCACCACCATCCAGGCCCTCGACGCCGGCACCCTGGGCAACGCCGAGGCCGGCCTGGACCTGATCCCGGTGCAACCGATCCAGGGCATCGGCAACAGCTTCACCGTGCTCGCCCCTGGCCTGAGCGGCGGCGTCGCCGCGGAAAGCCTGGAATCGCTGCGCGCGCGGGTGATCCGCTCCTACCGCATCATCCCCCACGGCGGCTCGGCCCAGGACTATGAAACCTGGGCCCTGGAATGCCCCGGCGTCACCCGCGCCTGGTGCCGTGGCAGCTATCTGGGTCCTGGCACCGTTGGCCTGTTCATCATGCGCGACGACGACCCGCAGCCGATCCCCAATGCCGAGCAACTGGAGGAAGTCCGCTCCTATATCGAACCGCTACGCCCGGTGACCGCTGAGGTGCATGTGCTGGCGCCGACCCAGGTACCCGTGACCTATCGGTTACGCATCACCCCGGATACCAGCGCCGTGCGCGCGGCCATCGAAGCCCAACTGCGCGATTTGCATAACCGCGAAGCCGGCCTCGGCGAAACCTTGTTGCTGACCCACATCGCCGAAGCCATCAGCAGTGCTACCGGCGAAACCGATCACAAACTCACTGCGCCGAGCGCCGATGTGGTTGCGGCCAGCAATCAACTGCTGACTTTCGGAGGCTGCGTATGGCTGGAATAAGAACCGCCGAACAGTACCAGACCCAACTGCGCAGCCTGCTGCCCAGTGGTCCAGCATGGGACCCGGAGCGCGTACCGGAACTGGAAGAAGTGCTAGGCGGCATCGCCCAGGAACTGGCCCGCCTCGACGCCCGCGCCGCCGACCTGCTCCACGAAATGGACCCGGCGGGAGTGAGCGAACTGGTGCCGGATTGGGAGCGGGTAATGAACCTGCCTGATCCGTGCCTCGGCGCTACACCGCTGTATGACGATCGACGTTTGGCGGTGCGTCGGCGGTTGTTGGCAGTGGGCAGCCAGGCCATTGCGTATTACGTGGAAATCGCCAAGAGCCAGGGGTATCCCAACGCCACCATCACCGAACTCAAGGCGCCGCGCATGGGCCGCGCACGGTTCGGCGAAGCTCACTTCGGCACGTGGCAGGCGCAATTCATGTGGACCCTCAACACCGGCGGCCGCCTGCTGTTGGGGCGGCGGTTCGGCGCGAGCTATTGGGGGGAGCGTTTTGGCGTCAATCCGGGGTCGGCCCTGGAGTGCCTGATCCACCGCAGTGCACCGGCGCATACCAAGGTTCACATCAACTATGACTAAGGAGTAACGGGATGGATTATCCGAAGAGTGTGCCCAGCGCCGGCTTGGTGAATGGGAAGTTTGTGGATGAAAACCCGCTGACCGGAACGCCGGGGTCGTTGATTCCGGCGGCCTGGGGAAATGGGGTGACACAGGAAATCGTGAGCGTCATCAAGGCGGGGGAGTTGACTCCTGATGAAACCAAAAACGATCAGTTGCTCCAGGCGATTCAATCGGTCACCGCGAAGGGCTGGAACCAGGACCTCGCTCTACCGCTGACCGCTTTGCCTCTGCCCACAATCGCCACAGCCGATGCTCGTCTGCCAATAACGCCAGCAGCGGTATCAACCAGTGGTGGACGAGTTTCGATTCCGGCAGGCGTGTATATCAGCATCGGTCAGGAGGTCGTCAGCGGGCGATTGGGCCGATCACGTACTTATGTGATCTCTGCCTGGAGCAGCGCCGATTTATTGCCCAGCTCCGGCTATTTTTTAAGAGCACAGGTGACGGAGAATGGGCTAACTTTTTACATGCAGCGTGGAAGCCTCTATGACGCTGTCCCTGAGTCGCTGAAGGGCACTATAAGTGGCGCTTCGGGCGGTGGATTCCAATCCACACCGTTGGATATGTGCCTGGCTTGGGTGTTGACCGGGGCACCGGGTTCCTTGCCTGTGGTTCGCTCGATATACAACCGTCCACGATTGAGCTGGACTCAGACTGTCAATGGCACCGGTGTGGTGTATTTGCCGCTCGATCCCCATGCACGTGCCGCGCGGCTCGTTGCGGGCAACCCCACACCTTCTTCAAGTGCCGTGACTTCGGTGGCCTTTGTCCAGGCCGGGTGGGTCGGAGGCAACTACAGCTATCTGTCACCCACCTTGCAAAGTATCGGCAACAACCCTGGAGGCTGGACCAACCCTGCTAGCCCTTCGATGTGTGTGCTGTTTTCCAACAACGTCATCAGCGACGTGACGGTCTCTACGATCACGGCCAGTTTTGATCATGCCGAGTTGCGCTCGCTTTGGCAGTGCTTTCAGGCCGAGCACACATTGGGCGCCACCAATGCCGAGAGTGACGAGTTGCTGTTGAGCATGGGTATCAAGGGGCACCAGGCACTGACCGATTACAGCGTGGGTATTGGCGTCAACTTTACCAATGCGATCAATGTTCACCTGTCCTGGGAGCTGATCCGATGAAAGTCATTCAAGAGCTGCACCAATACGAAGATGGACTTCGCTCGCCTTCACCTTCTTCCGCCCATATTTGGGAGGATGGTAAATGGGTGCTTAGCGAAGAACGTGCTGCAGAGCTGTTGCACCAGGAAGCTGAACGCCTGTGCGCCAAAGTCGATGCCGCTGCCGACAGCATACGTCGCACGTTGGCCGGCGATCCATTACGGGCCCTGGAATACCAACAAGCCGCCCTGGAGGCGCAGGTCTTCAAGGATCAGGGGTACCCGAAAAAGGCCGTCCCACTGGCCGTTTCGGCGTGGGTGGTCAAAGGGCGCACGGCCAGGCAGGCGGCGGATCAGATGCTCGCCAAGGCCGCCGAATTTGAAGCGAATCTGCTGGCGCTTCGCGAACTGCGCCTCAAGGCCAAGGCGCAGATCCGCGCGCACATGGCCAAAGGCAAGGCGGATCTTGCCGGCCAAGCCGTTGATGATGTGCTTGTGGCTATTCGCGAGCTACGCCTCTTCGCGTGATTGCCCTTCATTTCGATATAGAGAAATAACCATGGACTATCCAAAAAGTGTTCCCAGCGCAGGCCTGGTGAATGGGAAGTTTGTTGACGAAAACCCTTTGATGGGAACGCCAGGTTCGTTGATCCCTGCACGATGGGGAAATTCGATTACAGACGAAGTATTGAATGTTATCGATGAAGCTGGACTCAATCCGAATGAGGCGGACTCTACGCAGCTCATTCAAGCCATTCGACGTCTCAATCAGGCAGGTAGTGATAATTACGCACAAGATAATGGCGCCGCGAATATCTACACCGTCGCCTACCTGCCCGTTTTGTCCGCACTGGTTGATGGAATGGTTTTGCGTTTTAAAGCGAAAACTGCCAACACAGGCGCTAGTACATTTTCACCTAACGATTTAACCGCTAAGCCTATTGTGGGGCTTGCGTTGTCTGCTCTTCAGGCGGGTGAGATTGTTGCGAATGGTATGTGCAGTGTCGTTTGGTCAGCGACATTGGATAAATGGGTGTTGCTGAGTTGCACGGGGGGTGGAACAAAGGCCACCACAGCCAATATCGGTCTTGCCAGATTCGGCACCTCAGCCGAGCAATTGGCAGGTTTACTTACAACGGTTATGTCCAATCCTTCAGGGGTGATGGCTCTCCTGACCGCATGGTTTCCAAGAAGAGCTTTTGCTGTTAACGATTATGTTCGCATCCCAGACGTACCAGGGGGCCTGATACTTCAGTGGGGAGAGGCCACGTCAACAGCGGCTACTCATACGGTGAACTGGCCAATTGCGTTTCCCAATGCGGTACGCCAGGCTATTGCGTTTGACCAAACTAATGGGATACCGGTATTCACCATTTCTACCGATCCTACCGCGCTGACCAATTCTTCGGGTCGGTTTGTCTCGTCCGGAACATTCGGGCTTTATGGCTTTTTTGTCGTCGGGAATTAAGGAATCGCTATGTACTATTCGAGTTCAGTAAACGGTTTTATTCCTGCCGCATGGAAGATTGATGGGACTTATCCGAGTGGAGACTGGCCTACGGATGCCATTCTTTTGACTGAGAAAGAACTGAGCATATATGCCAAGAAGTCACCACCGGAAGGCAAGCAGTTGGGGGTTGAAAATGGACGCCCAGTCTGGATCGACACCCCCCAACTTTCTCCATTAACCCGCAGAGAAATCGAAACACAACGACTTCGAGCCTATGCCGATCCGCTAATCGGTAGCGATCGTTACTTCTCTGAAGCGCAGCGCATGCAGGCTATGGGCATAGGAGGTTGGGAGGTTGTACTTGATTTAGGCGTTGATCGCTATGAGGCGATTCAAAATCAATATCCTTGGCCGACCGAGTTCGGCGTTTTTTCGGATATACACGTGGTCGAGTCTCGCACGGGTAATTTCGATGTCGGGCGGGATAATATTCGGGTCGTTGACGAGCCGCTACCACTGGCTGACATCAAGCGCGAAGCCTTGGAAAAGCGCGAAAAACTGCTGCTGGAGGCCGTTCAGAAAATTGCCCCCTTTCAGTACGCCGAAGACATCGGTCAGGCAAGCGATCAGGAACAATTGGCGCTG